ATCTAAAGGCTAATGATGTTACCCAAACAGAGATGTGCAATACCTTAGGTTTTAAAATGTCTACTGTATCAGACTGGATGCATGCACGAACCTATCCACGAATTGACAAAATAGAAATGATGGCTAATTATTTCGGAATAGAAAAATCGGATTTAGTAGAAAAGAAATCTTCTTCCGCAGAACTTAATAAAAGAGACACCAAACAAATAGAAAAAATCATACAGCAAACAAAAGATAAACTAACATCCCAAGAAGGATTAATGTTTGATGGTGATCCTGCTTCTCCTGAAGCAATCGAGTCTATTCTAAATGCAATGGAAATTGGTATGGAGATGGCAAAGAAAAAGAACAAGGAAAAATACACACCTAAAAAATATAAAAAGGACTGATGTGAATGGACATAAAAAAGATTGTAAATTCGCTTGTCAAGAAACATAAAACAAGAAATCCTTTTGAGATTATCAAGGGAATGAACGTTATCCTTGTGCCAGTGCCACTTGAGGGTGTCAGAGGATTTTATCAGTATTTCCAAAGAAATAACATTATTTATATTGATGATTCTCTTCCAGAACATGAACAGATTCTTGTTTGTGCTCATGAGTTAGGTCATATGTTGCTGCATAAAAAGGCTAATGCCCTCTTCATGGATACCTATACCGGATTCAATACGACGAAATATGAAAAAGAAGCTGATCTGTTTGCTATGGAACTTCTGGTGCCGGATCAAGTATTTTTAGAATACCAGGAATTTACTACTGATCAGATCGCACGTGCACTTGGATATGATGAGGAGTTAATTAAATTAAGATTAAAATAAGGAGGAATGCGTATGAAGAAAAAGTTTTTATGCGTTGCATTGTCTGCAATGATGCTGATACCAACTATACCTGCATCTGCAAAATCTAAAGTAAGTATTGTGCCATTAAAAAAGACTATTTATATTAACCAGACTTGTAAAATTAATTTAAAGAACAATAAAACTAAAGTAAAATGGACAGTATCTAATAATAAAATAAGAATAGTGAACAAAAATAACAAATACGCAACTATCAAAGGGCTGAAAGTTGGATCAGCTTATATAAAAGCTAAGATCGGTAAAAAGACTTATCGGAGCAAAATGACTATCAAAAAGAAAGTTGTTAAAACCCCTTCAGCTCCTACTATTAAAAATTATACATATAATAGAATTATTTTGGATAACGATAAACTTCAGATAAAGTTGGCATATACAACTTCTTCTGAAATTGCGTTTGCAGTATATAATAAAACAGATTCCTTATTTAAGTTTGACTGTGAATATTTTAAATTGAACGATACGGATTACGAACCAGATGAAATGACCACTTCTCCGTATATTGCTTCAAAAGACACTAGAAATTTTATTTTAAAAGCTAAAATTAAAAATCCTGAATGTACTTCTTTCGCAGGTGTTTTTAGTATCTGGGCAGCAGATGGTTACATTATTGATTATCTAAATGTTACAAAAACTACTGTGAAATAATTTACAATAAAAAACCGCCCAGCTACCAACTGGACGGAATTTAGAAACCTATCACCATTGTAGTGTATGATATGTCTCTGACTGAACACCAGAATTATATCATACATCCTACAATTTTACAAATTGATAAGGGTGTATTTTTTGTACCCTTTTTTAGAAAGGAATGATGATATATGGCAAGAAGAAACCCAAACGGCTACGGCAGCGTAACCAAATTAAAAGGCAATCGATCACGCCCTTATGTGATCAAAGTCACTACATACGATGAAGATGGACACGGCAGACAAGTTCCAGTAGACTATGCTGCTACTCGTGAAGAGGCAAATATTATTTTAGCCAGGTACAATGATAATCCTTGGAATATTGATCGCAATCGCGTCACTCTTGCAGAATTATATAAGCGATGGCTTGAAGTAAAAGCTCCTAAACTTGGAAGTTCTCGTTTATATACACTTAAAGCAGCTTATAAACATTGTCAAAAACTGTACGGAAAGAAATATAGGCAAATACGAGCTTATCATATGCAAGCAACCATGGACGATTGTGGTCGTAGTTACGCTACACAATCTCATATCAAAGCACTTTGGTGGCATTTAGATAATTTTGCATTTGAATTAGACATTATAGATAAGATGTATTCTCAAATAATTTCTGTCAGCACAGAACAGGGAGAAACTAAACGCACTCCATTCACTGAAAAAGAAGTTGAAGCTCTGTGGAAAATATCTGATCAAAAAAATGTAGATATTGTATTAATCTATATTTACACCGGATTCAGATTAATGGAATTGTTAAATATGACATGTGATCAGATCAATCTTGAAGAAGAATATTTTAAAGGCGGAAGCAAATCTTCTTCAGGGAAGAATAGAATTGTGCCAATCCATCCTCGTATCATGCCGTTTGTTAAAAATCGGCTAAAGAAAAGTAATGAATATTTTTTAGAAACTGATGAAGGATCTAAATTTAAAAAAGGGGATTTTTATGAAGAATGGAAAACTGTTATTTCCTATATAACAAAGAAGAAGAAAACTCCTCATGAAGCTAGACATACTTTTGAAACATTCCTTGATAATGCAGGTGGTAATAGAAAGTGTATTGATATGCTGATGGGGCACAAATCTAAAGATGTTGGAAATAGGGTTTATAATCATAAAACAGTGGAACAATTGAGAGATACTATTCTCTTGTTGAAATAATAAATTTCCATTCAACAAGTAACAAATTAGTAACACATATGTTAGGAAATGACCATTTTAAGCCATTTCCTAACATTGCAAAATTATTATACCATAAAAAGAATGGCACTGTATATCACTTTAGTAATATACAGTATCTTTCCTTTCTTCATTATAATCATATATCTACT